GCGACTACAAGCTGAGCATATGTCAGTGCCATAGAGAACCTCAGCCCATCGGGCCTCTGGACATCACACCTTTGGTGGCAGCGCCAGTGCCACGCATCTTGATGCCGCTGGTTTTGACTTCGTCATTGATGCCAATGCTCACGCCATCCAAAGGATTCCAATTTGCCTTGCGGGTGATGGGAGCCTTGGGGCGCATAGCAACACCGGCCTTGCCGTCCATGGTGTGAGGTGCGGCATAGGTGCTGGCATCGCCAACTTCTTTGCCCATGATCTTTTTGCTAAATTTGCCCATTATTTGCTCCCAGATTTCTGGTTCATTGCACGGGAAAGATTTTTTCCGTATTTCTTGCGATCCATGCTGGTGGGGCCACCGGCCTTCATGCCCTTGGCATGCATGCGACCTTCATGGCCTTTAACAGCCTTTTTGGCTTCGGTGTCGGCAATTGCCTTGACTTGCTTCTTGTCCATATTCGCTCCTAAGTTACACTGACCGTGACTGTACCAACACTTGTCGTTGCCACCAAGTAGTTTGGCGTGAGTGCTACATCAAAAAAGCTAGATCCACCTACTGGTCTCCAACCCCACTGAATATCCCTGGAGCCACCCGTTGGGTAGCCTCCAAAACCTGTGACATTATCCTGCAATCCGTTTAAACCAGCGGTGACATATGTCAGGTCTGGACGGGGCTGTCTCACGGCCTGCGGGTCATCAACTGGGTACATACCCAATTGCAATTGAGGTTGATCTGGTGTCCAGCACTCCGGGCACACCTTTAGCTGATAGGTTTTGGTTTTGACAACTTCCATGCGAAGCTGTGAAAGCTTATAGCGTTGACCGCAACGGTCACACTCAGCAATGCTGAATTTTCCAGAAGAAAACCTATTGCCCATCAGGCACTCCCGCTGGCAATAAAGCTCTGACGGGGTACAAATCGAACTGCGGCCTTTTCGTGATCCTCGTAGGCGGCAAGTTGCCATGCCTCATCGTAGGTGGCTTTGAGCATATCCAGCCGAGGAGTTCCTTCAGGGATCTTCTGGGCAATGTAGTAGGCCAACCCTGCGATCATGCAGGGATAGAAGCGGAAAGGCACATCCATCACGTTTACACCGCCCCCAGCATCCTGGGTGCGGCGCAAGCGCCAATAGACAAACTGATATGTCTGTGAGCCATCAGGGGTGGGCCACACGGTCACTGCCGGAGGTTTTGTCCAATACACCGCAGTTGCAGAGTTATGAGTCACTGCAATGGTATTTTGCTGGCCCCTGCCGCAGTTATTCAGCGTTCCGCTGATGGCATTGTCATTCTGGACAATGTAGCCATAGCTGATCACTTCATTGTCCAACTGGATGAAGCCTGCCGCTGGAAGCTGGGTCACATCAGTAATAGCAACGCTGGTTGCCGTTGCGCTCATTGATGCCGTTGTAGTGGCATTGATGGAGTTGATCTGACCATCCATGCGCTGAATCCAAACCTGGATTGGACGGGCCTGGGTGATCTTGTTGGGAATCGTGGCATAAGTAGAAACACTAATGCGGGTGATCGTCAGATCAGACTGCGTAGCGGCATTGTTTGCCTGGGTGCGGATCACATGCTCCAACAGATCCACGGTGTCGTTTGGCAAGGCATATGTGTTTACACCCTGCTGGAGAGTGATCATGCCAGTGTCAATCGTCCACATGTTGATGCCACGATTTGCCCAATCGGCAAACATGATGTTTAAACTGCGCCGCGCTGTGCGCAGGTCATATCCAGAACGCAACTCTCTCCCGGCTCGTTCAAAAGCCTCTTCCACGATCTCTGTCAGATCTGGATCAAATGTGGTTGCACCGGATGTGTATGCCATTATCTAAACCCTGCTGTTTTCTTTGCAATGCTCTTTGGCTGGGCTACAAACTGCTTACCCGCCGCTTTCCCCGCACGTTTTGCGCGGGTAGTAGCAGCATATTCGGCAGGAGACAAAGCTTTGATTGCAGCTTCAGGTAAGTAACGCTCACCTGTTTTTGACGAAGGCTTCCCCGACTTGGTGCGCCATTTCTGGTCACCCCAGTTTTTCAAAGAAGTCTGTGGCGCTTTCATTCAAAATCTTCAGCGGTCAAACCAGCATCTTCAAGTGCCAACTCTTCTAAAATTTCGTCCGTGCCACAAGTGCAAGGGCCATCTTCCATCACGGCGCAATCGTCCATATGTCTTTTAATCACGATAACCTCCTCCAGCCGCCTTGTATTTCTTGGCGACAAGTTGTGCTTTACGGGCTGACCACTTGCCAGCGCCCGTACCTTGAGTGGCCGCAGCCTTTACCTGAGACACAATCCGCTTGCGAAGCGTTGGCTTTGTATAGTTTCCAGCCGCATTCACACTGCCGCCTTCAGCATATTCCGTGAAGTCGGTGTCATCCCGGCGAGCCTTACGCTTGCCTTTGGGCATCTTTGATGGGTCTATGGCCCCCATGCCACGGCTGGAAATCATCAGCACATCTTCCCGCGAGTTTTGCCCCGCTGAGCAATACCATCACCTCTTGAGGAAGCGGACGAAACTGAGCCACCTTTGGCGTATGCGTCAGGGTTTGATTTCTTGCCCCTCTCACGGATAGAGCTAAATAAACCAGAAATCCCACGACCAATCGCCCCACCAATATCAGGCCCGCTAGATTCGGACTTCTTGTGTATCTTGCCATCAAACCCCTTATACGTCCCCGAGGATTTAGACGGCTCTTCTGCCTTGGAAGTAGATTTTCCAACCCCACGATTGGACTCCCGCTTCATCTCAGCAGCAGCTTCATCCATCTTTGCAGCGTTTGCTTTGGTTGGTGGGTTAGCTTCAGCCTTTTGCATCTTATCAAGCTGCATCTTATCAAGCAGCCTAGCCATCTTATCAGGCCCAATTGGGGCCGCTTTAGGCGCAGGTTTGGATGCAGGTTTAGATGCGGTGGTTTTACCGCCACCTGTTGAACCAGTTTTTTCATTAAACACAGTAATTTCTGGCTTCGGTGAATAGTCACTTTCAGAATCTACTTCAGCCATTCTCATAGCTCTGTCGTAGTCGTAAGCTTCTTTCATGCCCTCATTACTATCACCCTCAACCATGCTCCCATCTTCCGGGCCAGCATAACGCTTCATCTTTTTCATTTAAAACTCCTTAGCAGGGCATGCCGCCCTTGTTGAGCATCTTGCCTTTGGTTTTGCCTCTTTGAGCAATACCATCAGCGCGAGATGAAGCAGAACCGCCTTTAGCGTAGGCCATGCCGCCACCCATCATTTTCTTGGCTGCGCCGCCTGCTTTCATTTTGCCTTCGCCATCAGCAGCAAAAGCTGGAATTTTTTTGCCGTCTTTCATCACCATTGGCATCCCGCCGCCAGCCATTTTCTTGGCTGCGCCGCCTTTTTTCATGCCCATCATTTCAGCTTTTTCATGTTTGATCATGGAAGCAGGAGCCTTCTTTTTCTTCATGAAGGCCATCTCTTTGCCGACCATTGCTTTGGATTCTTTCATATCACCACCTCTTGAGAATGTTTTGCCTTTGTCGGCGTTTGAAAAATCTTTTCCCACGGACTGTGGGACTCCTGCTTTCTTGGCGAACGATGGATTGTGGGCCACCGCCTCCATGAATTTGTGTTGCTTGGCGCTATGTGAGGGCACTTCGTTGCTCCTTCATATACGCATCAATTTTGCTTTCCAGCCTGTCCAGCCGATCCATGATCCTGTTGATGTCGTTGTGAACATCTTGCCTTGTCACATACTCCTTGGCAATCTCTTCTCTGGTCTTGTTGATTAAGATTTGCAGACGATTGATTTCGTCCGATTTCTCTTTTAGCGCCCAGCCAAGAAACCCGAGAAAGGCTGTCAGTAGGACGTTCCATATCATGATTTCCATTTCAGATGAACCTGCCGCGAGTTTTGCCACGCTCTGCTATACCATCCGCTTCTTTGATAAAGCCGCCTTCAGCGCAATTCCAGGCCCGCAGGCTCTTGTTAATCCGCGAATTGGGGTCTTTGGCTGTCTTTTCGGATGTCAGCTTCTTTTTCATTCCACTCATCCTTGCGCAGAAAGAGTCGCGCCTGCTGCCGCCCTCTGGTTGAGGAGGCTTCAAGTTCATGCCCTGTTTCTTTGCAGAGGCTCGACCCTTGGCGTTTAAACCGCCACTGGGATTCTTGCCTTCTTTGCGTGTCCATGCTGGGCTACCCATTTGCCACTTTCAAGTGCAGCCGAGAATGCTCCTTGAGCAGTGGCTGAAGAGCATCTTGTTCAAAGTTGCGGGTAAATTCCTGTGTGCCAATGTGCGGAAGGCTGATCATTGGATCCAAATAGATCTTGTAGCCATGCTCTCTGGCGCGGCGGCAGAACAGGTAATCCTCACCAATGTATTCGCCATCAATAATGGCAAAATCAAACACGGCGTATTCATCTTCGCCGTCACCATCGCCCTTGTATCTCCACTCAGGGTGGGCTGCGATCATGGCTTCAATGACATGGCGGCGAATGAGCATGAACCCGGTTGCTACGCTCTCTACGCGCATCAGGCCATTCTCATCAAATTCCAATTGACTGTCTTCATCCAGATAGAAATCCAGGAAGAACTTGGCATCTGCGGCTCTGCGGGGGTATGTGCCAGCCACAATATCCCGGTCTGTGGACAGGGCCAACAGACGGGTCACCGCCTCGACATTAATGACCACATCGGCATCCACAAACAGCATGTCTGTGCAATCTGACTCCATGAAGTTGGAAACCAGCTTGTTCCGGGCCTTTGTGATAATTGAACATCCAGACAGGTGAACCAGATGAATCTGGACACCCATCTTGTCCAATTTGGGGACAAGTTGAGCTATGGCAAAGCAGGTCTTGATGTTGACCTTGCCGTCATAGCAGGGGATCGCAATCATAAGCTTGCGTCCCACCAAGTTGAAGCTTTTATCAGCCATAGAACACCGTAACACCGTTTTGGTTTGTTCCTGCGGTTCCCAGTTGGCAATAAATACCTGTATTAACTTTTATGCCTTCACCAGGCATCAAAATGCTTGAGGTAGCTGCCTGACCAGAGGTGGTTGTTGCCGCTGTATCCAGGGAGAATATCCAACGCCCACCAGATGCAGTTTGCGTTCCACCTGTACCAGAGGTAATAGTTCCTGAGTTAATGTCAGTCACCGTGTAGGTGCTAGAAGTTAAAACAGTAACGACATAGTTGCCGTTTGTTCCATACCCGCCCGTGCCAGAGGCAAAAGCTAGTCCAATAACATCACCGGTAACTAAACCGTGCGATGCTAAAGTGAC